TTCCTGAGTCATCTGCCACATAATTCATTAGCTCCCCAATAACTAGTCTAGAAGGAATCCAGATATCTTCGTTATCAATAGCATTCTTTAAGAATCCAATAATAGCAGGTTTAGATGCTGAGGTAGTCCTCCATCCAATCCTATTACCTTCCTCTTTAGATACATTAGCTAACTTAGTCTGGTAGTACATATTAACGTACTGCATCTGTGTAAGCCTATTCAATGTAGCAATACCCATAGAGTTAGACTCTACAGCTAAAAGAGCATTATTATAGTACCTACCTAAGTAAAACAAAAGATCTCCAAACTTAGAAGGATCTATCATATTGTTTCTGTATACAGCACATACTTCTCTATCTGCATTCATAACAACTGCAGCAGAAGAATCTTTACCTACCCCTAAAGCTACATCAGCACCAATAGTAAAGGAGTCTCCAAACATAGGATACTTAAAGATCTCTATCGATCCTCGATCCTTATCTTCCATCATATTAGACTCGAAGTTAAACTCCTTAGAAGCTAATATCGGTTGGGGTACTAGAGCAGCTAACTTCTCAATATTAAATACGTTAGCCCCTGAAACAATAAATGCTTCATCAGCTGTGGCGGGGTACTCCTGACGGAACTTATCCTCACCACCCTCAGCTATCTTTAATCTTCTCCAGTAAAGTTGATCATTATCTAACTTAAACCTAGTAACTAATATCTCTTCTTTATCGGTTCTTTCAAAGTCCTCTGGGGCTTCTCTACGGTATTCTTCCATAAGAAACCAAGGAACAAAAATAGGAATATACTCATTTTCTCCTTTAACGGCACCCTGCCATAATCTATGAAAGGCATTCCCCACTCCATTAGCAGTACTCTCTAGAATTACTTCTGTACCTTTAGCTTGTGAAATACCCTGGAACATACCTGCGAGAATCTTCTCATCATGTGTCCAGAAAGCCACCTCAGAGAGATGTGCAATAGTCGGTGTAGTTCCTCGGCCTGCCTCCGGCGAGCCAGCTGTATATAATCTGTAACCTGAATCGTTGTGTTCAAACATGATCTCCTTAGCATTAGACTTTTTGAACTTAGGTTTAAACTGCTCAGGCATATTATCGATAGTATTCCTCGACATACTAAACAAAGCATCCGAGGTAGCTGTATCATGAGCCATAACAACTGACTTGTTATAGGCATTAAAATAACTCTTCCAGAAGACTCTACCAGTAGCATAGGTACTTAAACCCATCTGCCGTGCCTTCAATATAATCGCTCTAACTCTACCAGTTTCTTTCAACTGTTTCTCAATCTGTTCATTAACAATACTCTGAGCACTATTAAACATAAATGGCTGAAAGCCCTGCGAAGAATCTTTAGGTAGTATCTTCACTTGTTCTTTAGCAAATAACTCAAAGTCATCCTTGTATTCAGCTAGCTTCTCTCTTCTCTTGAGTTCTCTCAGCGCTTCTAGCTTCTCTTTATTATTCATTACTTGTGTCCTATTTATATACCAAAAGTATAATTTCCTATTAGGAACCGACTAATAGTTATTATTATATTCTAAACGTAATATTTTGTATTAGGTTTTTGGTATACCCCTGCTTTTTATTGGGGGAGGGTTTTGGGGGAATATTTGGTGGGTACCTCTCTTTGTGTGTCAAAGAATCAGGGTGTTGGTTTGGGTTCGCCCCTTCCTGTTTCGGTGTCCCCCCTTCTCTGTGGTGGTGTCTCGTCCCGTGGTGGTGTTTGTGTGTTGTTCCTTGGTGCGTCCCGCTGGGTGCCTTGGTCCGTGCTTGGTAGCGGGTGTTTGTGTGTTGTTCCTTGGTGCGTCCCGCTGGGTGCCTTGGTCCGTGCTTGGTAGCGGGTGTTTGTGTGTTGTTGGGTTGCGTTCGGTCTGGTTGGTCGGTTGGCCTGTCGCGGTTGCGTCTGGTCCGTTCGCTTCTCTTCCCTGTTCTTCTTTCCTCGTCGGCTGCGCTGTGGCGCTGGTGCTGTCGGCTTCCTCTGTCTGCGCTGTTTGGGGTTTGTTATGTCCTTTGCTTCTTTTGTTTCCTCTTTGCCCGTCCTCGGTTCTTCCTCTCCTGTCGCTGCTCCTGCTGCGCCTCGTCCTTCGTTGCTGTCCGCTGTGCCTCGTGCTCGGTGGTCTGCTCCTGTGTCGGTTGTGGCGGTGTCGGTGTCTGGTGCGGACTCGGTCTCCGTGGTCTGCTCTGACGGGCGTGTCCGTGTCTGTCGTCCTTCCTATGCGTCTCGTGCGCTGGGTCGTTCGGTCTCGGTGGACCTCGTGTTCTCCCGTCTGTCGGCTCGTGTTGGGTCGTCTGTTCGGTTCTGTGCTGCGTTCGGGTACTCGCCTGACTCGTGGTTTGTTGGTGTTGAAGCCGTGTAATGTGGCTTGACAGCTCTGCCGGTTG